AAAAGAAAGGTAAAGACGGCGACGAGAAAGCAGCTAAGGGCGCGTTAAAGCGTATGGCTGAGCAAGAAGCAAAGAGCGGCTTGCATTTAACTGAAAGCATTAAGAAATTACAGCGAGAAGCTGGCATCATAAAATAATTGATAAGATAAAATACCCTCCTGGCTTGGTAGTATAATTAAGTATATTACCAAGCTAACACTTACCTAAACGAAAACAAAATATTTAGTTATCTGCAAAAACAGATAAATAAACATGTAATAAGCGCAATTGCTTGTTATAAGTTGAAAATAACGCGGAAGTTATTTTCATCAGGTAAACATGAAAACTAAGGAGAAAAACAACATGGCTACATTAGCAGAAATCCGTGCCAAACTGCAGGCACAAGAAGATCAAAAATCCAACAACTTTTCCGGCGGTGGCGACATCTATTGCCATTGGAATATCAAAGACAACGAATCAACTAAACTAAGGTTCTTACCCGATTCTGACGAATCAAATACTTTTTTCTGGATTGAAAGATTACTTATTAATCTTGCTTTCCCAGGCGTTAAAGGCGACCCATTAAGCAAGCCTTTAGTAGTAAAAGTACCATGCATGGAAATGTGGGAGCCAATCGGTTCTTGCCCAGTACTTGCAGAAATACGTCCGTGGTTCAAAGACCCAGCACTTGAAGATGTTGCTCGTAAATATTGGAAAAAGCGTTCATATTTGATGCAAGGTTTCGTTCGCGAAACACCATTAGAAGAAGACGATATTGAAAATCCAATTCGTCGTTTCATTTTCACACCACAAATCTTTGATGTTATCAAAGCAGCATTAATGGATCCCGAGTTGGAAGAAATGCCAACTGATTACGATATGGGATTAGATTTTGTTGTAAACAAAACACCTGGCAAGCCTTATTCAAGCTACGCAACAAGCAAGTATTCACGTAAAGAGTCTGCATTGACTCAACAAGAACGTGATGATCTTGAAGAGCATGGTTTGTATGACTTAGTTTCTTTCTTACCGAAGAAGCCAGATGCAAAACATCTTGAAATCATTAAGGAAATGTTCGAAGCAAGCGTTGACGGTGAAGCTTATGATGCAGAGAAGTGGGCAGAGTTTTACAAGCCGTATGGTTTGGATACTCCAACTACTCCAAAAGCAGAAGGCGACACAAAGGCAGAAGAAACTAAGGCAGAACAGCCTAAGATTGAAACTCCTGAAGTCAAAAAGGAAGAGACATCTGATGCTCCTTCTGGCAACGACAAAGCGAAAGCAATCTTAGAAAAGATTCGCAACCGCCCTAAGTCTTAATCTGTACAATAATTTAAACTGTACATGTAGCGTGTACACTGTTAATTAGTGTACGCGCTAAAACTAAGGAGATTTCAAAATGACTAAACCATTTGATGCGAGTAAATTTCGCAAATCAATTACAAAATCTGTACCCGGATTATCTGTAGGATTTAACGATCCAACGGACTGGATAAGTACAGGCAATTACGCACTTAATTACCTAATTAGTGCTGATTTCAAAAAGGGCGTTCCGCTTGGCAAAGTAACAGTCTTTGCAGGTGAGCCCGGATCAGGTAAATCTTATTTCGCAGCCGCGAACATTGTAAAATCAGCTCAAGAGCAAGGCATCTTTGTCGTATTAATTGACTCCGAAAATGCGCTAGATGAATCTTGGCTGAAAGCCTTGGATGTTGATACATCTGAGGAAAAGTTATTAAAGCTTAACATGAGCATGATCGATGATGTTGCTCGAACCATTTCAGAATTTATGAAAGGGTACAAAGAAATACCCGAAGAAGAACGTGGTAAAGTGTTATTTGTTTTAGATAGCTTAGGAATGATGCTAACACCAACCGACGTCAAGCAATTTGAAGCCGGTGACATGAAAGGCGACTTAGGCCGTAAGCCTAAAGCGTTAACAGCATTAGTTCGTAACACCGTAAATATGTTTGGATCATATAACGTGGGTATGGTATGTACCAACCACACATATGCGTCACAGGACATGTTTAACCCAGATGATAAAATTAGTGGTGGACAGGGTTTTATTTACGCAAGTTCAATTGTTGTAGCAATGAAAAAATTGAAACTTAAAGAAGATCTTGATGGCAACAAAGTTACTGAAGTAACTGGTATTCGTGCCGCTTGCAAAGTAATGAAGACACGTTACGCTAAACCATTTGAAGGAGTACACGTTAAAATTCCATACGAAACTGGCATGGATCCTTATAGTGGATTGTTTGATATGTTTGACAAGAAAGGAATGTTAACCAAATCTGGTAATAGTTACATTTACATTGACAACGCAGGTGAAGAGCATAAAATGTTCAAGAAAAAGTGGGAAGCAAACCATAATGGAATATTAGATCTTGTAATGAAAGAAATTATGGAAAGTGGAAGCAACATTTCTGATTTGAAAGCAGTCACTAATGAAGAATCTGACGAAGTAATAGAAAATTGATAACTATATATAGATTTGGAGAATACTATAATGTCAGATATTGACTCAGTAAGAGATATATGGAACGTATTGAAAGAATACATTCCAGTAAAAGAAAAACAAGAAGCAGCAGACCATTTAATCTCGCTACTCGTTGACATGGACTTTCCAGATTCTGAATTTCAGAGTCTGGTCAGGTCTGATCGCTATCTAGAAGAAGCAGCACAGGAATATCTAGACGAAGACGAAGATAACGAAGACGAAGACGATCAGGACGGCAATTGGTAACATGTGGTATAATAAAGTTGTAGCTGACCTTGCAAATTTGCCTGATTGTATAGAGTACTTTGATAAGCAGGTTGAAGACGCAAAGTATGAATGTAAAATAAAAGGCAATCTAGAAAAGTCTGTGGCAGCCCTGCCTGGAATACTTGAATACCGTTTTAATCAGCTACAAGAAGTTGAAGCGATATTAGAGTTCATGAATATTCGATACAACAAAGAATTACGAAAACAATACAGATACTATCTTGAAGGTTACGACAAAATATTAACAAGTCGTGATGCTGAGAAATTCGCAGCAAACGAGCAAGACGTCTTAGATGCTGAAGAGATTAAAAACGCCGTTGCCTTAGTACGTAATAAATATTTAGGCATTATGAAAGGAATAGAGGCGAAGAACTTTATGCTAGGACACATAACTAGACTACGCGCCGCAGGGCTTGAAGATGTAACATTGTCGTGAACTGTTGGAAATTAGACCATTATGTATTTGTTCATGATAACACTGGAAAGGTTTCTAAATGCTGTGACATGACAAATGACCGTCCAAAATTTGTTAATTTTGATTCAATGATGAATAGTAAATGGTTAAGTGACGTACGAGAAAAGATGACCAATAATATATGGCCAGATGAATGTATTCGTTGTCAACAAGTAGAAGAAATCGGTAAAAAGAGTAATAGATATATCAGACCTGTAGATTATAAAAAATTACTAGATATTAAAGAAGATTTTTTAGTAGTAATGGGTAACGCATTATTTGATAATCATTGCAATGCAGCATGTTTTTCCTGCCATGCGGGAGCAAGTACCAAATGGGCGGCAATACACAACGGAAAAAATATATTAGTTCAATTTGGCTTTGATACAGTTTTTAATAAATTGCCATCTGATAGAATTATTGAAATACAGATTAGTGGTGGCGAACCATGCATTAGCAAAAACGTTAAACGTTTTTTAAAAAATATTCCAGAAAGTATTCGTATAGTAAGAATAATAACAAATGGCAGCAGGTATATGCCTGAAGTAGAAGATTTAATTAACTCTGGCATAGAAGTGTCGGTTACTGTCAGTTTGGACGGCATAGGAGATGTGCATGATTATGTTCGTTGGCCAATTAAATTTGTTGATGTACACGAAGTTATTCAGCAATATATAAAACTTTCAAAAAAGTATAATGTTTTTTCATTTTCTACGTGGACTACCGTTAGTTCAATTAATATATTTGATCTGCGTAATATAGATCGATATTTAAAAAACGAAGGGCTAACGCTTAGATATAGTTTTTTAGATGAACCAAAGATATTAAATGTAAAATATAAAAATAAATTTACATTATCAGTGTTAGACAACGATGAATTTAAGGAACTCAACATCAATGATAAAATAGCATATAGCGATAACAATGATAACGAGTTACGTGAGTTTTTAGAAAAAGAAGAAAAATTTAGAAAGATAACAAGTCCATATTATGAGAATATATTATGAAACCAGAAGTAGGACAAATAATAGTAGGAGGTCTCTGGGTAACAGTACCTCGAGGTTATATTCAAGCAGAAACTGAATACACAAAAGAAGAGCTTCGCTGTTTTGACGCATTATATTCAGGTTCCGCAAAAGAAATCGCACGTACCAGAGTATTGGAAAAGCGTTTAGAGTTTTACGACTTATATATGGCTGGCAAGGCTTCTATTAAAAAACTAGTACCTGTTGTTAGAAAAGAAACAATGTGGCGAAGGTTTCAATATTATGCAGGCCTGCGATGAAAGTCGTACTCATAACTGGCGGATTTGATCCGCTACACACCGGACACATCTCATACATTAATGCAGCTAAAAAGCTCGCGGGCACAGACGGTAAGCTTATTGTGGGTGTCAACTCTGATGAATGGCTTAAATCAAAGAAAGATTATGTTGTGCTAACGCGCGGTGATCGCGCAGAAATCCTTGCAAACCTTAGTGACGTTGATATGGTAATCGGGTTTAATGATAAGGATGGCACAGCAACCGACGCATTAAAAGCAGTAAAGAAAATGCATCCCAAAGAAGAAATTATCTTTGCTAACGGCGGAGACCGGACCAGAGACAATACACCAGAAACAAAAGTTAAAGGAGTTATATTTAAGTTTGGAGTTGGTGCAGAGAAAGCAAATAGTAGCAGCGATCTCATATCTGCGGCATGTGATCAACTAAAAGAAATAGTAGATCGCAAGTGGGGGATCTACAGCATACTTTACAGTCGCACTGGCGTCAAGGTTAAAGAATTAATAATAAAGCCTGGAAAATCTATTAGCTTGCAGAAGCATGAGTTTCGGTCCGAATCATGGCAAGTAATTGTCGGGCAATTAGAAGTTGGAGTTGGTCCATCAGTTGACGAGCTTGATAAATTAATCATTAGCCCAGGCGATATTATGGTAATACCATGCGGCGCATGGCATGTTCTAAAAAATATAGGCACCATTCCAGCAGTAATTATTGAAATACAGACAGGCCGCGAGTGTAATGAAATGGATATTATACGAGAAAAAGCTTGACATAACAACCAAAAGGCTGTATAGTATATTTAAACAATCAGAGATAAATACCACTATGAGACATTTTGAATTTATAAACGAAGACGCAACTATATCGCAGCTTAAGGCAGAAATAGTTACGCAAGTAAACAAAATAGACGATTTTAATATACTTGATAAACTTCATCAAATACTATCTCAAGATGATGTAAAAGGACACATTAAAACAGCACTTGAGTTCACAACAGACAATGCCAATTTACCAAACGTTGATTCTGTAATAGAATCAATGACACAATCTATTGCTAATATTCCCGGCAGTATGGCCGAGAAGATTGTATTTGTTGAAGCATTAGAGGCAGGCAAGGCAATCAACACAGAAGCATTGCAAATGCCAACTTCCCCGTTTACTGATATTTTTCCACTGCAATTTGCACAGAAGTTCTTTATTGCTAACGGTGAATATGGCCGCGGCATTAACCTTAAAGGACCAGGTGAATTTGCATTAGCTATTATGGATCCAGCTATTTCACTAGCATCAAAAGGCGACATTATAATCGACGGCAAACACGTCGAAGTAAAGGCAGCATTACGCGGCGATGCTGGCGGCCGACTCGGAGAAACTGGGCCAGTTTCAATAGAAGTTATTAGAGAAAAGCTAAACAAAGTTGGCGCGAAACACTCAAAAACTCCCGAACAAGAAGAACTTTTTCGCTCACATCTTGGAGATTTAAATTCTATCGCACTTGCTAAAGGCGTTAGACGGCTGCACGAAATATTTCCCGACGATCCAAAAGCAATTGCGGCGTGTGTTGGAGAAACAATTGCGTTGAGTTTTCCTGGTACTAATATAGGAAAGGCTGTTGGCAAAGCAGCGGCAGGTGATCCATCTGGAGCAGAAGCGGAGCTTGAATTCATGAGACAAAATTTTGATTGGTATAAAAAACGTGATGGCTTTGATTCT